ATTTTTTTGTTGTTCGATTAGCGTTTGAATAGTATCTGATCTTAAATCTAAATCAGAATCTGAAACATTTTGTTCAGTATAAAATTCAGTATCAACTAAATCATTGTAATCAGTAATACCTTCAATGTTTGGTATTGAGATATCATCTACTGCATTATTACATGCAGCGCTAACATTTTTTATTGCTTCTGCTAATACCGGAGTAATTGTTTGAAACTTAGATGTTAACGTTGAAGGCAATGTCGAAAATGACTGAAGTGCACCTAAACTATTAACAATTAAAGCATCTTGTATTGCCATCAAATTTGTTGCAATAAATACTGGTGCTGTTACTGGATTTGACAATTGTGCTACAGTTATAATAGATTTAATTGCTTGAGCTGTTTGAACTGCAGTTTTAATATTATCTATTGTTTGTTGAATTTTAGGAATATTTTGTTGAATTGAACTAATTTGGTTTTGAACATCAGATAATTGTGCTTTAATTTGTTGTATCCTAGGATCATTACATTGAACGTTGCTAGGTAATTTTATAGAATCTTGCACGGTTTTATTAACTCGTTCAACTAAATTATCTGCTTGTCGATCTAATTGAACCATAAGAGCAGATGCAGCTTTACCTGGTAAAGTTGGTATTAAATCTAAAGGAGGTGTTATAGAACTCATATTAATATGTATCTTTAGTTATAAAATATTTAGAATTTAATAGATTCTGTAATTCATTTTGTGCAGTAGATAAATTAGTTCTATTAATAAATGTACCTTGTGCAGATCCACATTGTATTGGCTGCGATAATTGATTTAATATTTTCTGTAGAATGTTTAATAAAACATCTCCATGCACTAAACTAATATTAGCTTCATCATTTCCGATCTTAACCTCTCCGGTAGTATTTAAAACGATGCCGCGCGGCGAATCGATAACCGCTATATCTGTTTTTGCTTTTAATATAATTCTATCTGCTACACCGATAAACTGTGAACGTTCATATGAAGATTCTGTAGGTGCATAACAAGATAATGGATTCCTGTTATTTTTATCTCCTAACAATATCGGAATTTTTTGAGTACTAGTTAAATATAATGAACTAGCATCTTCATGAATATTTTCGACTACGTAATTGTCTTCAAATTTTCTACCATTTGATAAAATTATAATAGGATCGCCGTCTGTTTGTCCAGTCCACTTTGGTGGATTTGAATATTGTTGTTTAGTTGTACTAGAAAATCTAAGGCTTTGGCCATATCGGCCCTCGAACATTAAATCGCCACTAAACGGTTGTAACCAAGATACTTGTTTAGAAGTTAAATTGATAGAACCAGTTATTTCAGTATCTGATTTTACATATTCTGATAGTTTATTATCATTTACATCTGAATTAACAGAAAATGATGATGCATAATACCATTGTGGGTAAATAGAGTCTTTTACATTTTCTTGGGATAGTCCACATATTAATAAAACATGTTCACCTACTGCAGGTATTTTTTTAATGTTATTATCATATGGTATTGCTAAAATTTCTTGACGATTGTAAAAATCAGTATATGTTATAACACGTATTTCAAAGTTTTTTTCAACACTATATTCATACGTGGTATTATTTGCAACAACTTCTCCAATATGAAATTGTACATTATTCATTAAGACCTTTACTAATTTGCTCTTTTACTTGTTCGGCTCGTTGTTGTAAAATTCGATCTTCTTGTTTGAAATCATCTAGTTCGTCTAAATCACTTGATAATGTTTGTTCAGCGACTCTTAGTAATTGTTGCTTTTCTTCATCACTTAATAAACTATCCGCGCCAGTTATTGTTTGTTTAGTTGAAATATAACGTTGTACGATTGCGGTTAATTTAACAAGATGATCATCATTTTTAATTGATACATCTAAAATATCCTTTATCAACGGCATAACAACAGTAGCATCAGACGCATTTTTAATTAATGGCTGTAATGATGCTATTAGTTGATTCATTTGTCTATCCTTCTTTTTAGAATTATGATAGACATCGGACATTAAATCTGAAAAACTAGTTCCTTTAAAAATTTCATCGCTTCTGTCCATATTCGTAAATCCTTTAATAATAAATATTAAAACGGCAGATTTACGAAATTTGTACGTTCATATTCAAGGAATTTTTCTTCATATATCTGTTTAAGAACTTTTATTACTCGTGTAATATTCGTTGTTTCTAAACCCGTTCGTTCTCTGATAAAAATATAAAGAGCTTTTTTATTGAAGTCTTCTATGTTTTCTCGACTTTCAAAAATATGGAGAATTGAATCTGCAACATGGATGTCTGCAGGATTCGTAAAAATGTAATTTAAATTATCATAACAATAATCAATATATGCATCCATAAAATAATGCAATGTTTCTTGCATTTCATCATTATGTATTTCTGTTATGACATTGCGTTGTTCATCAATATTAATTTCCAATGAATCTGCTTTTAACTTGCTATATGCTTTTTGATTTTCTGCAATTAGATAGTTAAATGATGTTCTTGTATAATATGAATATGCTTTCCCAGCATTTGGATTAAACTTGTTTAAACGTTCGGTTAGATATGTAACAAGATCGGTTTGTAAATCTAAAAACGTTGAATCAATATAAGTTGGTTTAACTTTATTAATTAAGTTTTCCGCTAATTTCATAAATGCAGGATAAATAAATCTTCGATATATTTTTTCTCTTAATGCCGAATTATTATCCGTACGATTATATGCTGAAATTGCATATTCGGTTATCTTTGTAAAGTAGACATTACTTTTCTTACGCTTCGCTGCTGCCATCAAACTGTTCCTTAAGTTCTACTATTACTTGATTTAATAATTGAAATGTTGTGCCCGCTTCATCTTCTGCTTCAAACGCACCTAAACGATCAATTTGTTTCATTGCATCATATGATTGTGCAATTCGTTCATACATGAATTGATTGGTAGATTCTAATTCTTCAATATATTCTTGAGCTTCTGCTAACGAACCTGCTAAATACCAAACTCTAAAAGAAAGATATATTGCAGTCAATAACAATATAACTATTAATAATCCTGTTATCATATTAATCCTGATTAAATGCACTAAAAATATCCGTTAATGTTTTTTCAACATCTGGATTATTTTCTGCTAAGTTTTTCAATCCGTTACTTTTTGTTATTTTGCTTTTTTCAACAGATGCTTTTGGAGTAGCATGATCTTTATTTCTCCAACGTTCAAATTCAATCTGTGCTGCCATATGATCTCCATGATGCAATACGATAGGCAAATTTGTTTTCAATTTAGCTTGTGCTGAACGAGCGACGAAATATGGTTTATTTGCATCATCATACATTCCATCATGAATCTTGATTGCTTGATATTCTGTCCAAGACATCTTAACATCATATTGTTGAAGCAACCAAATTGAAAGATCTGGCACCATTGTGAACGGAATATTTTCATTGTGCTTATACATCTTGTTTTGGTTCTTACGATGCCAATCAGATGTTTCAACTTGATAAACTTCGTTACCATCTCCTGGAAATCCTACTTTACCTAAATCATGATGCATTGCTGCAAAACGAAGTTCTTCAACGGTATAGCCAGACATATCTGCACCCATCTCAGACCAAGATTCATAAAGTTTCTCAGTACATGCAATAACACGAAGTACATGGTCTACATATCCTCCAGCAAACGCATTATGAAAGTGAGCCATTGAAGATGCTGGCATCATTACCATGCGATCTTCAAAATCATCATACATTCGGTTAAGTTGATCTTTGCGAGTTGGAAAATAATCATTTACCGCTTGACGGTATTGTTCCCAATTTGATTTAATTTTTTCTGCTTCTAACATAAAAATATATTATGAAATTATTTGCGTACTTCCAAATGTTGTCCATGAACTAATTTAGAAGTGCATTTCCAACATGTAACAGCTGTTGCTTTTTCATCAACACGTTCACATATATTATCACAATATTTGCACTGTAATTTTTTAAACCCTTTTAGGGGCGGAGTTGATTTTGGTCTCATGTTTTTTGATTTTTATTCGCGATCTAAATAATATTTTGCAGATTCTAATTTCTTCAAGGCACGTGCTAAATTATCTAATGCAGATTCTTTATCAATTTTACCTTCGCGTAACATTCTACCAGTATTTCGAATAATGTCTTTGCAATCTTCGATATCGTCAGTAATTTTATTTTTATACTTAAATGACATATTATAACCTTATTTTAATTAATTAATATTATATATAATAAATATATTATTCTAAAATTAATGCTG